TCATAGGTTTCTAGTGCCCTAGTCAAATTGATTGCGCCCTTTGTGACTATTCCACCCCCACCGGCACCATGATGGTACTTTAAGGTCTTGGTCATTTGACTGTTAGTTCTTATCTCATATTTTATAATTATCCACCCACCATATCCACCCACATAAACTTGGCTTTTATTCTTGTAGTTAAATAGATCAACAAATCTTTGAAGGATGTCGGTCTCTGAATATTTTATTATGCTAGTCTCATGATTCCCGTAACCTATGACGGTCATAAGTGATGCATAGGGTGACCACCAATCTACAGCAGTTTCGACAATTGAGTCAAGATACTTTGCGTTGTTGTGTTCAGGCCTGATGTCTGATTTGTTGCTTCTGCGATCCATACGGCCTTGCATGCAGCAGAAGAAATCGCCATTAATAAAGATAGGTATCTGATTATCAAGGCAATAATCTAGATGTCGCTTCAGCATATCCCTGTCGCACTTTGGGTTATCCCAATGAATGTCTGAAAGTAGGGCTACTCTGTTTTCCTCTTTGCTTAGGGATAGGCTATGCACATTCCTAGCAATTTTGGTTAGTTCCATCAAATAGGTTGATAGGTTGTTTTGCCTCCCGACCGAACGGCCTTTAGCTTTTGCTTTCTATTTCCGCTTTTAACGAATGAAACGTGTACCCAGTCAGGATTAAAATCCGTTCCAAACTCCCATATTAGCTGGTCAAAATCTAACTTGTTTTTTATAAAATCAAATACCATTCTGTTAGTCACCTCCCCATTGCCTCCATCCATATCGATGTCAATGGCTTGCCCTTTGCAGTGCTGAGATGATGGACTACCTTTGATAAATGAATTAAGTAGATGCGACCTGTACCCGCTCGAAATAAAAATAGGAACTCCGAAGTGTTCCCTGATAGGTTCGAATACTTTATCTGCAAGTAGCTTGAAATTTTCAAGATGCTCTGCCGTTGGGGTGTTATCTATTCCGTGTCTTTTAGCCGTGTCACTTCTGGTGATCTCCGCTAAATTAAGATGGGGACTGATTTTCATTTTTGTCTGTAGGTTTTTTAAATATTTTTTCAGCTGCGGTGATCCCTAGAGCAGCAGCAGATAGGGCAGCTACTGAATATACTAGGGGTTCGTTTTGGTTTAAAAATAAGGCAGAGCATAAAGTGATTCCGCTTAGTACACCTACAAGCCTTTTACTAGAAGCCTCACCGCCTTCAGATAGGAATCCTTTTGCCCATGTAAAAAACTTTTTCATCTTCCTTGCCCCCTGTATTTTTTAGGTTTGTTTAAATTTTTAGAATAGCTTTTTTTTGCGTATCCGTTTCTCCTTTTCCCAAAGGTTATTTTGATCTGCGCAACTGCTTTAGCTTTTGCCATTGCTTTTCTTTATTTCGCCCCGTATTTTATACACTAAATAAATGATTGATAAAATAGAAATCACAGAAGTGAAAACTACATTCACCATTTGAAGGCCTGCCATAGCAGTAACATTTGCAAAGATCGCCAAGAAGGTAGAAGGCACCCCTAGTTCATCGCTTTTCAATATATTCATCTCTTTAGTTGGTTGGAACTTGACAAAGGTTCAAAGGAATAGGAGCAGTTATTTCTATATCAATACTCACCCCTGCTGCAAAGTCATCGAATCGCTCCTGAAAGAATTCTACAGATGCCTGCGGAGGTGTATTAAAGGAATAGGTATTATCTAGTTTTAGCTTAGCCAAAACATCTAGGGCCACAAGAAGCTGATCACTTTGAACCTGAAGCCTGTTACTTTTATCTTCAGTCAAGAGATCTGCAAATAGAAGAACTAAGCGATAGCGCATAGTAGTATTTGAATACTGTGAAGGCCTTACAACTGTCCAAAAAACAGGGTAGACAATTTCACCCCCGTTATCTGTGTAGTCATAAATATCACCCTCTCCGAACGTCCGAATCATCGGATGTGCTTCTTGGATTGCTTTTAGTTTTGCTACTAGATTTGCGAGTGTCATCTTGCTTAGATAGGAATTCTTTTAGTTTCTTTTCGTTCTTGCTGTAGGCCATTTTTAGAATGGTTTTTTGTAGCGGTTTCCTTGGTATCTTTCAGAGTATGGCCTGTAGTCTTCGTAGTCCCCACGGCCTAAATTGATAGCCACCTTATATTGATTGCTCACAGGCTGGATTGTAGTAACATCACTACCCGGATTCAAGTACTCAGGGTACAGGGTATTATTTGCAGTTAGGTAATTGATAGATCTTTCCGCATACCATTCGGCATATCCCTTATAGTATTGGCTGATGCTTTGAAGTTCTGCAAAAGTAGGTTCTGTGATGTTCTCTGATTTGCGCTTCACTACTCCCTTATTTACGAACTTATACTGCATAGCCATCGGCAGTTCACCCAGAACGTAATTAAACAGCGTGTCTGTTAGGTAGTCATCTAGCAAGGTCTTATAAACTGCATTCCCTCCGCTAGTAATGGTACCGGCTACGATCAAAGAAAGGATCTTATCATATAAGGCAGTCCCACAGATCGGATGAATGTACCTATCTTGAGTCATCTTGATCACCTGAGTGACATTTTTCAGGTCAATATTTGCGGAGGCTACAGTGAAATCCTTAAAGGACTGCTCGCTGATCATTAATACATTTGCGCTCATCGGCTTGTTTTTTCTACTACTACATTTCGTCTCCACTCATGACGGCAGAATGGTGTCCTCACTCCTGTGTTAGGATTGGTGTACCATCCACCGCAAAGCTGAAAAACGGAATAGCCTAGTTGGTTTGAGATGTTTTGGATTTCTTCACGGGTAAATAAAAGGCTGTCTCCATCCTTGTATAGTTTCTCGCAAAGGGGACGGCTTCCGCTAACTGCTGCTGGTACATTTGGTCTTTCTTCATAGCTGTATAGCACCTTAAATGAAGTCACAGGTTGAAGCCTTTTGATAGCTGCTTCCCCTGTTCTAGTTACAGATCTTGTGATCAATCCTTCTCGGCTGATTTTTTCTACTAGTACCTGATCATCTATTAAGGTATTGATTCTCGAAATCACAGATGCTTCATCTATACCTACCGCCTTGGCGATTTGTGGAACTGTCACGTTCTCATTTCTTTGTATCTGAGTAATGATTTTTTTCTGCACCTCATTCAAAAGGTATTCAGCGAATAGATCCTGCTTCACAAATTCATCCATGCTGTTAAAAACTAGCCGATCATTCTGGATGATTTTAAACTTGCTTTTGCTTACCCCTTTTCCTTCAAAGTAGCTAAGGATTTCATCGTCCTTTTCTGTATGGCTGCATGAAAGTTGAATAGTTTCTACAGTAGTAGGGGCAGGTGCTTCGCCTATGTTCTCAGGGGTTACAATTTCAGAACGTGAAGGCAATCCAATCAAGCTGCGGAGTTCGTTTACATCCATGCTCTCGACTACCTTGGTAGCGATCAAAGGGGATAGGCTGTTCAATGAATTAATAATGTCCTGCGCTCCTGCTGTTTCTTTTTTCTCGATAGGTGCAAGTCCTAGCTTCTCCCGGATCTCATCCTGAGTCATATTAGCTGAGATGATCGCTTCGCTAAATTCAAAGCTGATAGGCTCTGTAGGTTTTAATTCAAGATCAGCGATGATGTCATTAAATTTAAATAGATAGTTTACCACTTCCTCAAGTGCCCGCTGCTTTGCGTTTACATAGGTGTTCTGGAATAGCTGATAGGCTTCACGCATTTCAGATCTTCCCCCTAGTTGACCTTCGGTTTTAATTCCAAAAAGCATTGGGCTTGTGATCTTGTGACCGCTAAAAATTTCCGTTTGAACAGTTAAGTTTAAAAGGTCGAAATGCTTATCAAGTTCAGTCCCTGATAGATCAATTATAGAAGGCTCATTTTCTTTGCTATCGTTAAACGCTAGCATGAATTTACCTGCGTTCTTGCTTCCGCTAAATTTGTTCTGGAATTGTCGCTCAATTCTATCCTCTTCCTCTTGGCTTACCTTGCCCCCGTTAAGGTTAATCAGCTTGCTTGAGAACATCCCGTTGTTTATCGTGTTTAGGTGGTACTCCCCGATTGAAATATCAAGTTCAATGTAGCTGATAGCACCACGATAATCAGGCAAAGAGTAGGTATTTACCCCTGCACGATATTCTTTGAAGTATAGAATCTGTGTTCCTGTGGTATTGTTAGGATCAAATGCCGGGTAAGTTTCGTAGTCAGGCCTAGGGTTAACATTATCATTCTTGATCCAATTATCTGAGACATAAAACTCTGTATTTTCTGAGTTGGTTCTTACCTTGTAGTAGTCAACGTGGTAAAGTTCTGCGATCTCGCCTGTGGCCTTAGTCCATATCACCTGTAGATAGTATCCCCCGAAGATAGTTAAGTCAGTCACAAGCTTATTAGTGACCTCATTTAGGCTTTCTTCTTTCGTGTTTACCTTGTCAATAATCCCAAAGGCTTT